AACCACGAAAAACTTATCGACCTGTATCATGATATACTTGACACAATCTAATCAGACTGCTACATCCAATACCCCGGCAACCGAAGGAGCAAACCATGTCGGACTCAGTAAGTATCGAGGAGATGGTGGAAGCGTACCGTAATGTGCGCGAGACCATCGCCAAGCGTAAAGAAGTGTTTGAAGCGCAGATGGAGAAGCTGGAGAAGAGCCTTGAGGTTATTTCTTCCGCTATCTTGGAGTTCTGCAACGAACACAATCTGGACAGCGTGAAGACCCCTGTGGGTACTGTGTCACGGCGTGTTCAGTCCCGTTACTGGACTAACGATTGGGAGTCCATGTACAACTTCGTGGTCGAGCAGAACATCCCGTTCGTCCTCGAAAAGCGTATCCACAACGGTAACATGCAGCAGTTTCTGGACGAGAACCCAGACCTGATGCCCATGGGCCTTCAGCTCGACCGCAAGTTCGTAATCCAAGTTCGCAAACCTAGCAAAAAGGGTGAATGAATATGAGCAACCTGACCATTTTCGCAGACGCATCTAGCGTCCCCACCGTACGCCGGCAGTCCAAGCTGCTGGACAAGATGGGTAGCAACGGCGGTAGCCTGCGCCGCATCGGCCTGAACACCAACGGCACCTTCAAGCGCATCGTGGGTGGTGAGCAGATCGGCAAGGCTGTCCCGCATCAGCTGGACGTCATCATCGTTGACATGCTGGCTGAACCGTCGCGCCAGTTCTACGGCTCCAAGTATGACCCCAACGCGCAGGCTACGCTGCCTGACTGCTGGTCCAACGATGGCAAGACCCCGGACGCCAAGGCTGCCGGTAAGCCGGCTTCCTCTTGCGTCGCCTGCCCTAAGAACGTCGAAGGCTCTGGCGAGAACGGCAAGGGGCGCGCCTGCCGCTACCTGCGCCGTATCGCGGTGCTGGTGTCCGGTGACCCATCGGGTGAAATCTACCAGATGCAAATCCCGGCTGGCTCGTTGTTCGGTAAGGGCGTCGATAGCGTCCACCCGTTCGAGAGCTACAAGAAGTTCTTGCTGGCCAACAGCGAAGCTGTGGATACCGTCGTCACCCGTGTGATGTACGACCTTGATGCTGACACCATGAAGCTGAAGTTCCAGCCTGTGCGTCACCTGACCGACGTTGAAGCTGGCTTCGTTGACGCTGCGCAGGAAGACCCTGAGACCAAGCGTTACGTCGGCCTGAGCGTTGTCGAAGCGGGTGGTGCAAAGGTCAAGGCCGAGCCCAAGATGATCGAGGCCAAGGTCGCTCCTGCCGCTCCGGCTGGTAACCCCTTCGGTGACGATGAGGAGGAAGAAGCCCCTGTGGCTGAAGCTCCCACCAAGCGCGCTGCGCCCAAGCGGGCGTCGGCTGAAGTTACCGCTAAGCCAGAGCTCAAGCAGGCCATGGCAGCATGGTTGGACGAAGAAGACGAGGACGGGGAATAAGCTATGCGAGGCTACAGCCTTTATGTAGCCGAGACTATCCTGAACGGGGATAAGAACCGCCTAGGGGTGCGCTTGGGTCGAGCTTGTATCGAGCGCAACATCCCGGTGACGCAAGTCGCCGGAGCCCTAGGGGTTACCCGTCAGACCATCTACTACTGGTTCACTGGTGAATACGACCCGTCAGAGGCGCACCAGCCAGCGGTTGAGCGGTACATAGCTAGTCTCGACTAACGATCACAATGAGAGCAGAGTTGGCGGGTTTTCCCGCAACGACGAGTGACGCCCGATGGACTTCGACCTGTTAAAACACGTCCAGCCTGCATCTGGCCATATCGCCATTGTTGGCATCAAGAACGGGCACGTGCGCCAGCACCTTGTCCCGGACAGAGAAGAGGCGGACGCAACAATTGAAACTTTTTTGCGGGGAGGCAGAGATGTTTACTTCGGAGTAGCCACGTACAAGGAAGCGACCAGCAGGACTCAGGAAAACGTCCGCGCGCTCAAGGCGTTCTGGTTGGATATCGACTGCGTACCGGGCAAGGACTACGACACCCAAGAGCAGGGACTCAAGGCGCTTCAAGGCTTCTGTAGGACCGTAGGGCTTCCACGCCCCACACTGGTGGACTCCGGCTATGGCTGGCACGTCTACTGGGCGCTGACAGAAGAGATAGCACCTAACCAATGGGAGCCCGCTGCGCGCCGGTTGCGCGAGGTCTGCCGCACCCAAGGGATGCGCGTAGATGAGAAGGTCTTTGAGTCGGCGCGCATCCTGCGCGTACCGGGCACGTTCAACTTTAAGCGTGACGGGCAGGTCCCCGTCACTGTCGCCCATGAGGGTGAGCCCATTGCCTTTGAGGAGTTTTGCAAGACGCTAGGCGTGGTGCCACCGGCACCGGCCAAGTCTATCTTCGACCCCGACTACAAGGCTCCTCCCCAACAGCAGGCGATGCTGGACGGGGTGGGCTACAACTTCAAGCGTATCATGGCGCGAACCGCCAACGGCGACGGCTGTGCTCAGCTGGCGTATGCCTACACTAATCAAGCGGACACGGACTACAACGAGTGGTTCTACGCTTTGTCTGTGGCGGCGTTGTGTGAGGACGCCTCTACGGCGGTGCACCTTATATCCAAGGACTACCCGCAGTACGACCCGGAAGAGGTGGACAGGAAGGTAGCCACCATCCGGAAGGCGACTAGCTGCGCCCGATACAAGGCGATGTACCCTGACCGCTGCGAGGGGTGCAAACACTTTGGGAAAATCTTAGGCCCCCGTGACCTAGGTAAAATCCCCAAGAGGGCCACCAACAACATCAAGGTGGAAGAAGTAGCTGGTGAGGTCCAGACGTTCCAGATACCTCCGTACCCCAAACCCTACTACCGGGGCGAAGGCGGCGGCGTCTGGGTGATGCCACAAAAGAACGAGGCCGGGGAGCAACCGGACCCCTTCTGCATCTACCCCTACGATCTGTACGTGGTGAAGCGCGTCACTGACCGTGTCGACGGGAGCTATAAGGACTACGTGCTTATACGTCTGCACTTGCCTGCGGACGGCATACGGGAGTTCACACTCCCAATGATGAAAATCTCGGTCTTCGATGAGTTCCGCAAGATAATGTCGGACGGCGGTGCTTACATCAGGGGCAAGAAGGCCAACATAGTACACGACTACATCATGTCATCGGCGGATATGCGCCTAGAGAAAGATAAGGCAGAGATCATGAGGCAGCAATTTGGATGGGTCGAAGGTAACAGCAGGTTTGTTATTGGAGATCAAGAGATTACCGCAACGGGGCATATCTATTCGCCGCCGTCAAAGACCACGCAGAAGCTGGCTAAGTTCATTGGTCCGGTGGGTACGTTGGACAAGTGGAAGGAAGCAGCGGCCCTGTTCGACTCGAAGGGTATGGAGCCCCACGCGTTTGCGGCGCTGAGTGCCTTTGGCGCTCCGCTTCTGAAGTTCCTCAATCAGACGGGGGCGGTCATCAACCTGTATAACCCACGCTCTGGTACGGGTAAGTCAACCGTGCTCCACTTGGTGAACAGCGTCTACGGGCACCCCAAGGACCTGCGTCTGTCGCAGAAGGACACGATGAACGGGCGACTGCTCTGGGTGGGTATCCTTAACAACCTACCGGCAACCATGGACGAGCTGACCAACATGTCGCCGGAGGAATACTCCGAGCTTCTTTACGGCCTGTCTAACGGCAAGGGTAAAGAGCGCATGGTGTCTGGCACCAACGAGCTGCGCGAGAACAACACCACATGGCAGACCATCACCGTGTCCACGGCTAACGCCTCGTTTGCGGAAAAGCTGTCCGTATTAAAGCGCGCTCCAGAAGGTGAGTTGATGCGCCTGATCGAGTACCCCATCGGCCTCGTTGAGTCCGTGGGCACCGAGTACGGCAAGCAGATGTTTGATATGGCGTTGCTGGAAAACTACGGCCACGCCGGTCCTGTCTACCTCCGCTACATAATCTCCAAGCTCCCAGAGGTGCTGGCAAAACTAGAGAGCACACAGGCCAAGATTGACCGGGAACTGAAGCTGCTTCCTCGTGAGCGTTTCTGGTCGGCTACCATCGCAGCCAACCTCGTCGGGGGTATCTACGCCAAAGAGTGCGGCCTTATCGGCTGGGACCTGAAGCGCATCTATCTGTGGGTCTGTCAGCGAATTGA